AACCTACCGCGAACGTGGCGAAGAGCCTAAAAAGAACCGCTCGATTAAGATCGAGGATGATCTCTATGTGCAGTTCCAAAGCCACTCCGCGAAGCTTGGGCTGGGATTTTCCGCATGGGCTGTCAATGCTCTGCTGGATCGGATGAACCAAGACAGGCTGAATTTTAAGCTAAGCGAAAGGATGAAAAAGCGATGAGCGGAATCAAGATGTGCGAAATGTGCAACGCGACAAAAGCCGCCAAAGGCATCAAGTATTGCTCAAAATGCAAGTTCAAGGTTCTGGCCCATCTTCGCAAAGCTGGGTACCTAGATAGTGACTTTGTTCCAAGGCAACGAAGCGAACAAAGGGACAGGTCGCAAAGGCCATCAACTGCGATTGGTTGCGATTACCACGCCGACGCAAGGGAAGAAGATTTCTAAAACCAACGCCACCGCTCGAGCCGGATTCGTCCGGCTTTTTTATTGCTTGCGATAGCCTAATCGCGTCAAGACTCTGGCAATATCCGTCGCAGTCTGGTCGATTGCTTCTTCGCCAAGATCAGGTTGGCAGGCGTGTAAAAGCTCATGGATGATGGTATCCAATTGCAATTCCCCCCTGAGCCGTGGATGGATCGTAATCGTTCTTGCGTCCCAATCGCATAGCCCGATCTTGGGGCTAGCAAGCTTGGCGAACCTGAGGCGGTAGTACTTGCCACGCAGACGGCATCTCATTTCGCCCTCACTGAGTCATAGCGAACGCATCCGGCTTTCCAGTCCCAATAGAAGCGAAGCCACGCCGATCCTAGGTTCTTCGGCCCTAGCATCTTTTCGACTTCCCAGCCTGCGTGAGAATCGCTCCAAGCGTCTTTGTAGCCTGGACACCGAATATGCAGTTGCTCGTCGTGATAGACCCCTCCACGATCGGTTAAACGCATCCGTGGAATCGGCATTTGCCACTCGTCATGCGTATGGCCCGTCAGAACGATATGAGCATCGGGGGACCATACCGCGATCCGATTCGTTTGGATCGTTCCCCGCGTCACTGGACCGCCGCCGCCTGTCCCGTGGAAGTGATATAGAACCTTGGAATCCTTCACAGGTCTTATCTTGCCTTTGCCTAGTTTCTTTTTCTGGCTCGCATCTAGGAATCGAAAAATCACAAAACCGCCGTACCCGCTAGCCTCGACGTTTGACCCATGAGCACGCATCCTGGAAGCTAGTCGATCCGTAAGGTCGGTCTCATGAGCCTTGGTGATCGCTGTTTCGTGATTTCCACGCCCCAGCACCGCAAACTGAGCACCGAACGGTCGGTAGAACTCTGCCGCTGTGTCAACCAGCAAATCGAAGTAGTTCGATCCTCGATGCTCTTCCCTCAAAGCGTTCTTGTCGCTTCGCTTGTCCCACTTTCCTTGCATGGCACAAAATAGATCTCCGTTGTCGATGATCGGAGCGTTATACTCGATCGCTTCATCGAGATGTTTTCGTTCTAGGTCTTGGTTGCATTTTGGGTTGTCGTGGTGAACATCCGATCGAAGCAACACCCACTGTTCCCAGATCATATTTCGTTCTAGGTCAATCGATATTTCAATAACGTTGCGATTCAGTTTCTTTGTTGTCCAGCCCATCGTTTCGCCTCCAAATGTTTCGAGCTTCTTCGATCGTGATTTCAGGCTTGCCTAGCTTGCGGTTAACCCAGTTGTGTAAAGCGACGCCCCACAACCAAAGCGATTCTTCGCTGCTGAAGTCTGGCGGGTTTTCTGCTTTGTAGTCCAAGTAGTCTTTACGACACTTGCAACCGTAACCCGGAATTACCGCTTCCCATTTCAGCAGGCTCTCTGCGTCTTTAACCGCCCCATCGTGCAGCGGGATCCAGGGATTAACCTTGGATCTTGTAACGATCTCCCGCATGCCCTCGCGCTTTTGAGAAATCGCGGTAGCGTACTCAGTAGGCTTGCCGTTGCCTATTACAATCGTTTTTATGCGAATGTTATTGTCCACGTTGGAGCATTCACGCAAAGAGATTGAGTTGTATTGGAACAAGTCGCCGAATAGGAATAGGATGTTATGTCGTCGAAGTAATCCAAGAAGATGCCGAAGTTGTTTCGCGCGTAATCGCCGCCGCAAGGATCATCACCCCATTCGCACTCGACAGGAGGAGGAGAAACACCAGCGATGCAAGGAACCTCGGCTGAACTGAAGAATCCATCGCCTACAGATTGATTGGTTGTAAAGAATCCATAGGGCGTGAAATTCAACCAAGTAACTGAAAAGTCATTGCAAGTGTGCTCGTCGTCGCAGTTTGGATAGTCTCCACCTGGGATTGCAATCTTACCCCTGGTTATCGGCGTGCAAGTTCGATCATCCCCATCGGTTTCAAAGCAGGCTTCAACACCCTCGAACGGAGGTAGGCAGGTGAAAGCGTACTGTACGAATGGTCCATCGCAAATGTTTTTAGGCGTTATTTGTTCAGTAGTCAACGTACCAACCGGGCAAGAGAATTTGCACTCGCTACCAGTGATCTGAATGCAAACCTGAGTAAGAAACTCATCCTCGTTGCAAATTGGAGTTGAACAGTTTTCAGGCAAGATATCTGCGTTCGTAAACTGTACCGCTCCAGTTGGCCAAGTGTCATAAATCTTGACTCTTGAAAAACTGAAACCAAACAATCCGGTGTCAAGCGGAGTAGTGCAATCGAAACTGACTGAAGGCTCCGTAAACGCCTCGCTGCATGGCGGAAACGGATCGCCTTGCTCGACGCAAGATTGATTCTCGGCTGTAGTCATCGAGTAGCTTGTGTCTGAATCCTCTTCAGTCATCACCAAGTAGTTGTACTCGTAGTTGTACGTCGCGTACAAAACTAGCTTGCATTCAGGAACTCCATCGCAAGAGTAATTCTGCTTGCTTGCTTTGACTACAATATCCTTCGGCTTGTAGCTGACCCGCATTCTTTGCTGCCAAGTGCCCTCGCATTTCGCCTCTCTGCTTGCAAGTAAGTATGGTGCATCGGTAGAGCAACAATACTCGATCGGCAAAGGCCACTCTTGGCAATCATCCGCAAAAAGCGGAGGAAGCGGAGCCTTGACTGCGTAGATATCCGCTTCGCAAATCACCGTGTAATCGCTCTTGGAGTGAACCGGAAGACAAACCGTTGTGACTGATTGTGGAGTGTTAAACGTAAACGTCTTAACCCAGCAGCATTCGGTTTCTACCCATGGGCCGCCGGTCATTCCGCTGATAGAAATGTTTGGCAATTCATTTTGCTCCAGGCATTCGCACTCAGCGCAACAGCAGCGACCGTGTCCACCCATTAGCAAAGCTCCAATGCGACCCACTTGGCATCGACCGGGTAGATAAGGCAAAGAGCATTGCTGCTGATCGCGACCCCGGTGGGGTTCCAAGCGGTGTAGGTAATCGATCCTGCTGTCCAGTTGCCACTTGCGGGCTGCTTGGCGGTTACTTCGCCTGAAGAGTTAGCCGAGATTCCCGAACTGCCGGCGATCGCTAAAAGGGGCGTTTCGCAAGCAATCAGCCGAACGCAATTCTCTACAACGTCATCATCGCCGATGTAGGTATAGAGGCATCCTTTGGCACTCTCAAAGGACGATGCGACTGGACCGAACCTAGTCCCCGTGGTGTAAGTTCCGCTGTCTTTGATCGCTTTGTAGATCGGTCCCCACTGAGCCGTACCGAGGCCATTGGCTTCCACTTCAGCAGGACCGTTGAATAAGAACGGACCCATTACCGAATCGGTGTAATCAAACGGCCTATCAACCTTGATAATGTCTTGCCCGTCGATCGCTTGCGTACCGATCATTTGGACGCAACCATACGCCGGTATCGTATGGGCTGAAGCGTTGTGGAAATAGATCGGATCTGGAACCGTTTGCCGGATCTCGACCGGCTTGGTTGCCCGTTCCCGCTCCCAGGCAAACGAATTGTCTCTAATCCGTTTGGCAAGTGCTGGACTGTAGAATCCGACGTTCTTTTCTGCCACCGATTAGCCCCTGGTATCGCAAAGTAGAGCGACCTCATAAACCGCCGGTGTTACTGCAGTAGCTGTTGCCGTATCGACGCAAGCGATCGTTATTCGAACCTCGATCAAGTCGCCTGGATCGATCGATCCGCTTGCCAGCGTGAAGTTATAGTTTGCCGCTGTCAGGCTGTTCATTGACTGAGCCGCCGTGGTGACTAGATCGCTTGTCAAAGTTCCATCGTTGGCGATGTAAGCCTCCGCATCTATCGTGCAAGTGCCATCGCTCAGAGTTGTTTCCATCTTGGCCCGGAACCTAAGTTGGACTGTCTGCCCGTCGTCATAGTTCGGAGGGACAGGAACCGAAAAGTAGATCCGTCGCGTAACGCTTGCCGCTTTGCAATCGCCCGCTGTGATCTTATTGACCGCCGATCCCCAAGTGCCTTGGACTAGCCCCAAATCGTCGTTAGCCGCTGCTGTGACTGGATTGGTACTGATTGCATCCCACACTCGAAAAGCATCGATCGGAACATGGTACTCTGCTAGCACCCGCTGTTCCATCTTGCTGGTTTCGATGTTCGCGTTGGCGGAAATGTCAGGGTTTGAAATCTGACCGTCTGGAAGGATGATTGAAACGTTAGTTAACGTTGCCATGTTTTCACCTTATGGAAGTAGACCGAGTGCATTGTAACTGAGTGGCTCGTAAAGTTTGATTTCTAGCCAATTGGCCGTCTGAGGATCGGGAGGATCGACGTCGGGAAGTTGGAAGCCTTGAGCATCCAGCAGGACCGGCTTGGCTGTTGGTTCGCCTGCCCTGGTTGCTCGAACTATTGCCGATGGTTGAACGCCATCGACCGGAGGACCCGGAAGGTTGACCCGCTTGTAGTAACCCTCAAGCCTGACTCTGGAATACCAAGCCCTTTCAGGTACGGTTCTGTAGGGGTGTCGGAACTGAATCACCGCTGTGACTTGCCAATAACCCCCGCCATTGACCTCTGATGAACGAACGGCACTTGCTTGGAACTTCTGCATCTTTGCTGTCCCAGGGGGCCATCCTAGGAACGGATCGCTGTTGACCGACTGGCGGTATCTCGCCTGGACGAACGGATTGAACAACAGCATGTTTTTTCGGATGGTCACGGTCTGATCTGCGAACAATCGACGAACGCCGTTTATAGGCTCACCGTTGGGCGTTACGATCGGTTTTCCGTCGTAGTCCTCATCGATTTCTAGCTCGACTTCTACGTCGTCCCAATCAAGCGTAGCCGCTGTAAGTAGGGGGCTTTGCGGCTGATTGTTCTGGCCGTTGAAATTTACTTCGCCATTGTACGCTACATAGACGATCCAATAGACCGGGCTTATCTTCTCTGGCCTTGCTTGTTCTGCATAAACAAACGGGAAGTCCGATGAGTAGCTTGATCCTGCTGCCGGAATCCCAGGAGCCTGCAAGACATCCAGCAAGGTTGCATCATAGGTCGTAAATACTTGGTACGCCGAATTGATCGCGCCGCTAAACTTGCGGAAATTGTCCGTCGCTCCGAAGTCCCCGCCCGCTTTTGACCACATCAAATCAACCGAGACGATCTTGTCGGTAAGCACTATCGGACCTCCTCGAAGTTGACGTTGGTAGATGGAGAAACGTCTAGGCCCTCGATTGCTGTCCTGGTTAAGTTTTGTTCCTGAACCATCTTTGCCGTATTTTCCACGATCTTATCGATCGGGCTAGACCCTGGCCCTCTTGTCAAGACTCTTGATTCAAATGCCTGCAATTCCCGCAGCGTGTCAAGCAATCCCTTGCCCTTGGACCCTGGCCGCTCCTGCAAGTCGATCTCTGCCTTGAAATCAAAACCCTTTTTAAGTTGGTCCAATCGCTCCTGTAGCTTTTCGGCAAAGTCAACACCTAGCCGACCCGCCGCTTCATCGAGTACCGCTTGCAAGCTTCGCTCGTTCTCGGTTATCTCACGCTCACCAAGCGATGGCATATCTTGAAACGCTTCGGCAAAAGTTGTCTTGCCCATCGCGACTACGGCCGTAATCGCCCCGATGTTTTCGACTACCCAGGAAATCTCCAAGGCCAGTTGCTTGATCGTGAATGTTATGTCGTTAGTGATCCTAGTGACTGAAAGCAGGATCGATGCCGCTGCTGAGTCCAAAACGTCCTCGAATCGCGTTACCACCGTCTCAGCAATCGTGAACCCGGTTACAAACGCTTCGGCGATCTGCATACCAAGATCGGAAACCGAATCCCGAACCCGCTTGACAATCGCATCGAAGTCGTCCATCGCTGGATTCATCTGATTGGTCAAGAAGTCGAAAAACAACGTAAACCCGTTGTAAATGACGTCTCGAATAGGGGCAAGCAATTCGCCTACCGTTTCGTATAGTCGCTTAGTAGAAACGTGCAATGCGTCGCTGGCTTCGATTGCGTCTCTGGCCGCTTTGGCCTTGTTGGTAAGTCCAGCCTCGGCAAGCTTTTCGACCGCCGCTAATCGCTCGGTATTCGATGCCATCGCTTCGATGCCTGGGATGAGCCCACGGAACGCGTCGAAGTTACCTTCGGTGGCTTGTTCCACCAATCGCATCCCGCCAGCCAGGTCACGATCGAAGACCCTTGCTAGACCGATCGCCGCTTCGCTCATTTCATCTAGCTGCGTAGGATCTGCACCGCGCCTGAGTGACCCCGTCATGGATTCGAGGATCTTGGTCGATTCTACGTTGGTAATCCGCTCCAGTTCCGAAGCGGTCTTTCGCAGTCCGTCCGCAGCTCCTGCTGCTTGGCCTGGAATCAGTTCGAGAGTTTCTCCTAGCCTGATCGCTGCTTTGTTTTGAGCATCGAAAGCAGATATGCTATCGCTGGTAAACGTCGCCAAGGCCCTTCCAGCCTCAACCAATGCAACTACCGCCGCTGTGGCCCCTGCTAGCTGAGCCAAGCCACGAAAGGAAAACTCGATCGACTGAGCTGTATTAGTAACCTCCGCTTGGAAGTTGCGCAGGACCTGCGAGGCTTCGTTCTTGGCTCCGAGCGTTACTTCAATGTCAGCCATTACTTACGCCTCCGCTCTTCCTCAATCCGTTGGACGTCGGACTGCAAGGCATCCCAAGAAGCGACAAGCCAAGCCTGCTGATCGTTAAGGCCACCGGACTCAGGTAGAATTCCCTTGTCCATGTAACTGAGTGCATTGGACGCAACGGATACGCGATGGCCGACGAAAGATTTCGGGCACTGCTTGACCTCGAAGAATCCTGTCCCATCGCACGCCTCGCATGGTTGTTTATCGTCGATCCCCGCCCCGTCGCAATCGACGCATGGCACTTGTACCGGCTGCTGCTCTGTTGGTTCAAATTCGCATCTGGACCTAGAGCAACTTTTGCAGAGTTCGCCGCATCTGATATACGCGGCAACCCTTATTTTTTTCTTTCAGTCTCCGAGGGGCTATTGCCTTGCAAGCATCGATTCACAACCTTGATTGCCTGAGTCATATCCAACTCAAGATCCCAATCGGAAATGTCTGCTTGCAAGTCCCAACCATCGACGCAAAGACCGAAGGCTTCGCGTAACGCTGCTATCTGCTCTTTAGGGCTCGACCCATCGCGGAACGTACCGACCAAAGAGATAACCTTTTCCTGGTCCCGAAACCGAAGTTGCTTTAAACGAAACTCGATTTCGATACCGTCGATTCTTGCTGAAAACGTATTAGGCTGCATGGTTGAAAGCGATGCTCAATTCTTGGTCTGCTGTGTCCACGTTTTTGTTAGCTTGCCATTCTAGCTGGTCGATCATGATCCCGTTCCGCTCTCCCATCGGCTTAGCAACGATCTGAGCCTTAGGTGCACTGATAACCAGCGTCGAAGTAGATGGCCCATCGATTGTAAACGATAGAGTCGCTTCGGTGGAATCCCTGAACTGAGCGTATCGGTCCTGGGTAGCAATCAGCTTGGATTCTGGATTCCCAGTGATTCTGATGTTTCGATCGGTGATCACGAAGTTATCGACACCAGCCGCCGAGGTACTGCATTCCCTGGCTGTTACAACGTTGCCAAGATCGATTGTCGCCAATTCTAGGCAAAGGTTGACCGAGTTCCAAGTCGTTGCCCCACCTGCAACCCTAAGCGGTAGCGTGTTAACGTAGTTGATCGATGATGGAATCGCAACATCTGCTTCGTCGCTGTAGACGCCTTGGAAGTCGAATTCAATCCGCCCCATTCGCCCAGTCGGTAGCAAGATCCTTGCGGTCCCCATCGCTCCGTAGATTTGCCGCCTCACGCCGTTGAAGAATCCCGCGATGGTCAACGTCTTGACGTCTGATCCGCTAGCCGGGACCTGTGTTTTTGGGTAGAAGGTCGAAGTTGACTTGACGAACCCGCAAGCCGGCAGGAAAAGGTCGGCCCAAGCTGGAACCGCCGATCCATCGTAGGCAAGGTCGATGCCGAATGTTGCGCGACCGATCCGGGCCCCTGCGATCGAAGCCAATCGCCCGAAGCCGCCTTGCCCCTGCCGCTCCTCGAACTCGAATTCCGGTTGAATCAAGAAGTTATAAGCATTGATCGTGCAATCAGCCGCTACGAGTGATTCAGCAGTTCCGACCGTCGATTCAATCTTTGCCCCAAGCGTACTAAGTTTGCGAAGCAACATAAACGATTCCCTTTCCGAATTCTTGGATTAGTTCTTTTTTCTTCTTTTCAAATCGCCGGACCATCGCAACGCGATAGCTTTGGACCTCTTGCTTGAACGTCTCCGGTACGCCCTCGATCTGCGATACGTTGAGATTCGCAAGTTTGACAATCGGAAAGCGTTTCTTTCCTGCCCGTCTGTAAATGTTGCCGCCAAGCTTGGCGATCTTTGGACCGAACGCACCTCGATAAATCTGCTTGGATATTCCTGCCCGTGTTAATTCTACCTCGACACCTTCGGGGGTCTGCCTGGCCTTGAACGCTCGAAGCGGAACGGACCTATCTAATAGCTTCAGATTGCATTCGCGTCCAAGATATCGATCCGCCAATTCTGGCACCGCTTGGATGTATTCGTTTTCAGAACGGACTATCGAAACAAGGGTTTTAACCTCGCGCTCTGATCGTCTTGTGGTCCCTGTTATTGTTTGCTCGAATGATCGATTGAACGCCTTATCCATCCCTTCCGCGAAGTCGGAAAGGCGATTTTGCACGTCCCTGATCTTTTCGGCGTCCACAAAGAAATCAACCATGCTTACCTCTGCGTGTATGGATCGTTTTCGGAAACTCGGTAGGTAACTCGCAAAGGTAGGTTGATTCCGTCGATCCCGCCTGATGATGTAAACGGAACAAACGCATTCCAATCGGCCTTGATCGCAAACCCTCCGAGCGTGTGCCAACTGCTGGCCGGAGTGCAAACGCACTTGACCACGTTGGAAGCAAACTCGTTAAGTAAAACGTCAACGCCATCGGTCTTTCTTTCAGATGTCAGCAAGTGGCATCGGATATTAAACGTTCTTTCCTTTGCAACCGCCGGAGGACTACCTGGACAAGATAGCTCTGGTACTGGTTGCTCAGGTCCTTGAGTCAAAACGATCTGTCGGTCTGTCGGTGTGAAGTTGCCGTACTGCGTTGGCCTTACAACCTCCAAAACGTCGATCGGGTAATTTGTAGTATCGCCAATCATCGCTGATAAGCGATCGTGCAAAACGTTGGCTATCGATTCCAGTACACTTAGCGACATTCTAGCCGAATCATCCCGTTGTCGTGCTCGATCAACCTTATTACAGATCGTCTCTCCGGAGGTTTGCCGACTCGGACGGGAAACGCAATCTGATCCCCGCCCAAGTTCAGTTCATCCGAAGCGATCCCCTCATCAACATCATTTGCAACATGCACCTCGAAGACTGGAGTGATTGTGTCACCGTCTTCAGGCAAGATCGCTAAAGCATCTCGAATCACGACCGCGTTGATATGCCGAGCCTTGCCGTTTTCCTTGTAATAGGTAACGGCCTCAGCGAAATCATTCGGGTTGCAAAAGACCGCTTTAGCGTCTTGCTCGATCATGTCGCTAAGACTCATCGCTTAGGATCTCTTTGGAACGATTTCGATGTAGTCCATTTCAAAAACATCGGCGTTCGTGTTAGCCGCCTTTTGAAGTTGGACGATCGGTTGCAAGCCAGCCGAGTAGCTCGACATATCGAAGGTCGTAGACGCTGCGACTCGCTGACCGTCGATGTAGAACTTGACATCCTGCTTGCCGCCCGTGAAGTCGATCACAAACTCTTTGTAAGTCGTGCTAAGCGTCACGCCGGTTGAGACATCATTGTTGTCTCGAACATCGTCGTCGGTTTCGACATAGACAAGCGTCGTGCTGTTGGCACCTTCCATGCGGAACCAGGCATGAGCCGTCACGCTGTCAGCAGTATCATTCCGAGCCGAGCCGACACCGAAAACCAAGATCGATCCGCTAGTGAAAGTCGATGCACCGATCTTTGCTCGCATGATAACCCGCTGAATGTCGTCAATATCGAACGCCAACGCATCGCCATGCGAACCGCCAAGAATCTGAATTTGACTTGCACTCGTCAAGGTCAGAACCTTTCGATCGTTGTTGCGTTGTGCTGTCGGAGGTGCTGCACCAGTGACCGCGTAAACCCAAGGCGAAGCGATATTCGCCGAAGTTGGAAAAGACACCGCAGGCCCGATGAAGTCATCGGAGTAGTTCCTAAAATCTCGAAGTCCAGCCATTTTATTTTTTACCTTTCGTTTGTTTGTTTGATTCAAGAAAGCCCTCAGGTCAAGCGACCCAAGGGCAAAGATTGTCAGTTAAGACTAGGTACGGTTTCCGTAGAATCCGACATGATCGATCATTGCACAACCCATCGATTGGCGGATCTTGAAGTCCCACTTGTCGCTGAGCATCGTCCATTCGTTCTCAAGGACTGGCGATTCTTCGCCTTGCAAGAAAACGATTTCAGCGGTGTCAACTAGCGAACTCGATGCAATCAAGTACCAGTTAGTGGTGTTGTTGTTGTCAAGCAAAGCGGTTGTAACCACTTGCAAAGGTCGAACACCATTGACACCATACAAGCTACTGATCCCCTCGTTGCCGTTGCTTTGAGCGAACGACAAGCTGTTGGTAATCCGCAATGCTGTTGCGGAATACTTTTGAGGAACTAGCAACACCGATGGAACCAGGTTGAGCAACGAACCGTTAAGCCCAACTTGCTTGCTCATCAACTCAAACCCTTCGTCAAGCGTCGCTTCGCTTGGAGCCGCTGGACTTACGGCCGTAATGTTTCGACCGCTTGCGTGTGAAGCGGAAAACAACGAGACCCCATCGGGCATCACAGGATTGGACAAGAAAGTATCGTAAACCAACTTTTCCTGAGTTCGACGAGCCGCAGTTCCTTGCATCGTCGGGATGCGGGAAAGTGCATCGAGATTGTCATTGACAATCGTCTCCCAGGTCACCGAAAAGTTCGCTCCGAACTTGTCGATGTTGTAGGTCTTGCGACGATCGCTCATCTTCTTTTCAGGGTACTCTTTGCCCTCTGGAACGACCTCCAAGTTTTGGAATTCGCTCAATTGGGTTGCGTGAATATCCTTGAAGTCCTCGACGCTTTGACGCTGACGTACCCAGAACGACCAAGTGTAAGGGGCTTCGTCATAAGCCGCTCGCAAGGTATTGTTGAGTCCATCGAAAAGGATGTTTTGAAACGATCCGGTCGTATGGTAAGCATCGCCAACCGCACGCTTCACTCGATCCAAAGTAGGCTTATGGCCCATCGCCATCCGAGCGACTTCAGACTTGCTGTGCTTTTCAGGATCGATGCCCATGCGACGAACGCAAGCCTCGGCAAGTCGATAGACTCCAAGACTCTTAAAGTGCGAATCGCCTTCGGCCTTTTGAGCCTGAGTCTTTGTAATATTGCCTTGAAAGCATCGCTGAGTGAATCCGGCCTTTGCAGCCGCTTCAAACTTATCTTGTTCGCTTTCGGTAACGCGAAGGTTCGAGCCGGTTACGGCTCCCAATGGTTGTTGAGCCATAGCTCGGATGATCCTTTCTTGAGCGATTTCAACGGTAACAGTTTCATCTTCAATCAGCGAATCGGCAAAGCTTCGCTCAAGCTTGGCTAGTTTGCAGTGATTGAGGATTGTTTGACGACGAACCTTATCGGCTTGAAGTTGCCTTGCGACTTCTTCTTTGATCTTGTCTTGCGAATCTACAGCAGCCGCTTCCATTGCTGGATGGGCTCGCTTGGCTTCTTCAGCCAACTTGTCATCCATCGTTGCCATGTTTTCGACTTCGCCCATCGGTGTTTGCTCAGAGGATTCTTCCTCCACAGCACCGCTTAGCTTGCCAGCTAAAAACGAAATGATTGAACTGGGATCGGTCATACCTTCCGGCACGCCAAGCCCGGAGAGAGTTGCCATTAGCGACTCGTCCATTCTTGTTACCTCTTTCCGGTCAGACGACCGACGAACAGTAGAATTTGGATCTGCACCCGTTGCACAGATCGAAGCATTGTGTGGTTCCCATTTGGTGACAATCTCAGCCGGTCCCTCGATGACCTGTCCCGATGTCGTTGTGTAGCTTTGGCCCTGTGGTATCAATTGACGCTCCAAGATGACTGCATCAATCGAGAAGTCGGTCAGATGCCCCTCGTCGAATCGAGTGCGAACGATCTGCGATTCGGCATCGCTTGCGAAGTCTGGATCACCGATCAACTGATCGCCCTCGATGCTTATATTGCGAATCGATCCGAAGACGTTGCGAACGGTTTTATCATTGTGCGAATCGACGATTGGCAATTGCTTTTTGCCGTTGCGGAAGATAACGCCGCTCATCAATAGGACTTGCTTGATCCAGCCGCGTTGCTGATCGTAAATCTCGATCGGTGTTTCAGTGGCGATTACCGCTCGACCATCTTTTACCGCCCCGAATTGACGCTGAATGGTTTCGACCTCTGCGATTCGCTCGACGTTGTCCCGTGATTCCATTTGACGTTTAACCTTTCCGGCCCAAGCCTTACCAGCATCGCCGCCCCATAGAGCCCATGCGATTCGACCCGCCGACGGGAATCCCTTTTCGCCTGGACTCCACCCTTCGCCCTGCTTATCGACTTCGTGCCTTGCGAAATAGCTGACCATGCGCCCGATCGTGTCCGGGCTTAGCTGGTCACCGTTGGCGATGTCCCTGGCCCTAGCCCAACCGACCGGAGTTCCACCGCGACCAAATTCCTTACGCCAATCGAGCCCCTTTTGAGCCTCGGCCCTCGCACCATCTGGCGGTGTGAAGTCGATCCCATCGTACTTGGCACGCTGGACCTGTTCGGATACGTATAGGGCCCTAACCTGATCGCCTGCGTTGTCTTCTGATGGATGACAGCCAAGTAGCTGGCCGTCTTTCCAAACGCCCCATCGCTTATCGATTGGGCAAGCCGCCGTGGTCTTTACCTCATAAGGCATTGGCCACCTCGCTTGACTGATTGACCTCTTGTACGGTTTCGAATCTATCAATAACCGCTTGGTCTTGTGGTGTTGGCGTTTGTGCCGCGCTGATCTGGAGCTGTCTCTCTTCGTTGGTCAGCAAGCCAAGTTTCTTTCGTAGCTTGTCTTCCTTGGCACGCTGGTAGAACACTTGGCGAAACGATCGACCCCTTGACCCTAGAACGTTGGAATATGTGTCAGTAAATGAATTGAGGGCTAGTTCCGCTGTTTGTTGTTCCACCCCTGGATCTACCCACTCCCAATCAGGCGTCAGCCATTCGACCGGAGCGAACCGCCGACGATCTGCAAGCAGGTCAGCCGATGATGGAAAACCATCGACCGACGATAAAGCCGCAGCATCGCAGAATCGATCCCAGACGGGCTGGCATAGATGCCGGATCAAGTATTGTTGCCAGCAGCGGAAACGCCTCCGGTCCTCTAGCTGGCTTGTTCGACTCGATGAATACGATGTCTGGCTGTAGTCCCTTGCGACGACCTCGTACGATAACCCGGTCCCAACCGCGACTCCGCGAAGGATCGTTTTGATCCAAGCATCGGCCCCGGTGTTAGGCCTGCCTGGGTTGATACCCTCGACATCTTCGCCTGGATTAAGATCGAGGATTAGACCTGGCTCGATGTGCCTTACACGGTTTCCCGCTGAATCGGTGTTGGATTCGCCGTCAGGGTTGGTCAAGTCGCCAAGCGGTGTCTGTGTCTTGATTGCCACTGTGAAGCATGACGCGACCGCCGAGGCTTGGAGCTCGTTGTCGATGTAAGTCCCAAGATCCCGAATCGAGGACAACGCCGGAGCGAACCACGAAACGCCTCTGGTTTGCCCGATACGCTCTTGGCGGAACAAGTGCAGGATTTCCCTAGCTGGCACTCGCTCAGGCGTTCTAGTGAAAGCGTACGGCTGTAGTGGGTGGTCTTTGTAGATCCAGTATGCAACCGGCTTGCCGAACTCATCGACTTCGACACCGCGAACGATTCGGTTCGTGTTCGCTCGACTGATACCGCTTGCATAGGTGTCTTTGTCACCGGCAAGACGGTCGGCCTCGATGATCTCAAGGGCCAATGGAACCGGCCTAAAGATTCCTTTGTACTCGGTCGATGGCAATGGCAAGATCCTTATTAGGACTTCGCCTGCCTCAACCATTTCACGCTGGGCTAGGGCTTGGAGCTCGTCGAATGTATGCTGGCCGTTGATGTCGCAAACTTCGCACCATTCCGACCAAACCTTATCGCGGGCGTCGTTGATCGGTTCAACGTCATCGCCATCGGGAGTTTCAAAAGTAGACTGAGCCCTGATACCACAACCGACAACCGATGAAACGATCGTATCGACGACGCCCCAAGCGTAGCTGTTGTTTCGGACCAGGTCCCTGGCCCATGCACGGATCTGATTGGCACCAAAGGGCCCGGACAACTCGATGTCTGCTGGGTTGTTGCGAGGTACGCGATTGGAGGATACCCGCGAAGGCTCTGCCCCCTGGTAGGATCGCTGAAGCACCCTTCGAGCTTGCATTCGTCGCAATCCTGCGATCGGGTTGACAGCCGATACCATCGAGTCGATTAGCCTGCCTATCATCGGCGGTCCCTCGTAAGCTTTCCGAGGCTGATACCGCCCGATCCGCTTTCACGTTGGGCTTGTCGGATTAGCTGAAGCCTCATAGCTTGCAACTCGCCTAGGTCCAGCTTAGTCACTGACCTGGTTCCAATTGAATAAGACGACGCACCCCCGGTTAGAAGTGCCTCAATCGCTGCTTCGACTTGTGCAAGTAGACTTGCTGCTGATGCCATGCAAGCAGGATTGCATAGACTTTTTGCCGTTGCTAGATGCTTGTACTATTGCATTAGTACACTGGTCGAAATTATTTAGATTCTTGTGCCCATGTATGACCGCAGAAGTGACATTTGCAGTATCGGATGTTGCCCCGGGTGCAATAGACCCGGCTGTAGCTGGTCCCATGCGGCCTGAGTGCTTGACAAGATGAGCATGGCCTAGCCTCGAACTCCCTGGCCACGGGAGCGACAACCTGCAACGCGATCGACTCCGATGGTACCTCCTGCTTCGGTTCCGATGTCGGGCCCTTCATCGATCTTGTTTTCTTCGCCATCTACGATCTCCTT